GCCAGATCCTGACGCAGATCCAACAGATCGTGGACCAGAAGTACGGCGGCAGCGTGAGCATCGGCGTGCGCTCGCAGGACGTGCAGGATATCATCCGGCTGTACGCGCTCTCGACCGGGCAGGCGGCGATGCTGCCGCGTCCCATGTATGCGGCGACGATCGCGCAGTCGACGCGCGGCTTGCAGCTTCAGCCGGTTTATCAGGGCGGCGTGCAGGTGCAGAATCCCTACGCGGGGCCGACCACCTATCAGTACCAGACGGCGGTCGCCAGCGCTCAAGGCTTGATGCCGGGGACCAGCCTGGGCGTGCCGGGAGCCAGCGGCATCATCAACCAGCAATGGCAGCAGCTTACGCTGCAAACCATCCAGCAGAACCCCTCGGCAATCGCGATGGCTGGTTCTGCCGCGGCGCGTGCCGGAGACAGTAGACTGTCGACCTCAGCCGCCATGCAGGAGCCTTTGACGGCACTCAGTTAATATGCCTGGAAACCTCATGCCCGCACAGCCGACCGACGTGATGCCCGCGAGACTGGCGCGAGCCTTCCGCGAGGAGTTGCGTCTCGAAGCCGACCTCAACATGTACCCGGATGGGCGCAGCGACCGGAATCCCCTGGCGCTGAACGTCCGCCACTATTTCACGCTGCAACAGACGCTCCTGCCGGACGACTGGCAGGCGATGCGCTCGTTCTTCTATACCCATCAGGGCCAGCCGTTCTACTTCTACAACCTGCGCGAGACGGTTCCGCCGTGGAGTTGGGACCCGACGGGCCAGGACCCGATCGGCCGCTACACGGTGGCCTTCGATGGCCAGTGGAGCGAAACCTACGCCTACGAGCGGGGCGAGGTGGTGCTGGGTGTCTTCAAAGGCTATGCCGCGAACGTCAGCATCGCGCTGCGGGAGATCACGTAATGGCCGGCGCACTGCTTTTACCGCCCACGGCGGGCCAGCAGGACACTCTCGGCCCAATTGTCGTGCCCACCCCGCCGACCATCGGGCAATTCCCCATCAAGCCCGACTGGGGCACCGGGGCCGACTACACGCCGCCGGTCGTGACCCATACCTTCAGCCAGGCCGGGTTGAAGACCGAGCAGCGGTTCCTGATGGCACCCTACGGGCCGCGCCGGTTCCGCTTCGCCAAGAACCATCTGTCGTGCCGGGAGTACGACGATCTCAAGGCGCACTGGGAGCAGGCGCAGGGGGTTTACGCGCAGTTCCCGCTCACCATGAATGAGCCCACCGGGCCGGTCACCTACACGGTGCGCTACGAGAACCCCACGCTGGCCTTCGACTACATGGTGGCACTGCTCATGCAAGGACCGGGCGTCACCTTCCTGGAACAGCCGGAAACGACCATCGATTACACTTCGCGGGTGCGGCTGAACCGCTTTCCCGATGCTTCGCTGACCATCGCACTGCAAAGCGAGTTCCAGCAGATCATCCCGTACATCATGATCACGGCGCGCGACGGGACCAAGATCCGCGTCTCGAACCAGCGCTCGACCATCGACGGCCAACTCTATCTGCCGCGCTTGCTCGAGTGGAGCGGGATTTCGCAGACCTTAGGCGAAAGCTCCGACGCCGGGTCGTTCAATTTCGGCAACGCGGACGGCGTCTGGACCACGCTGGTAAACCAGGTCAATCTCTATGCGGCTTCGATCCAGCTCACGCTCTACCATGTCCAGGATCAGTCGCTGCTCGACGTCTGGGCCGGATATCTGACCAACTGGGCCTTCGACACTAGCGGGAAATTCCAGATCAACGCGGCGGATGGCACCTTCCTGATGACGCTGCCCTATCCCTCGCGCAAGGTCCTGCGCACCTGCTGGAAGGTCTATAAAGGCCGCTGGTGCCCTTCGACCGCCAGCTTCCCCGACTGCCCCAAGGACTACGATTCTTGCGTGGCGCGCGGCGTGGAGCATTCCTTCGGCGGCGTGGTCTTCCCACCGCAGGCCGTGCACATCAAAGACAATTCGACGGGCGTGTTTGGCTTCGGGCGATCCGGCATGACCAGCGTGAGCATCGTGCAAGATACGGTTTACCAGCGCCCGTTGCAGGAAGTCTTCACCGATGAGCAGATGCTGGTCAATGCGGACGTCGCCGAAGGCCGCGACGAGAGCGACTTCTACGCGGCGCTGGGCATCGTGGGCGAAGGTCCGATTAACACCTACGACGGCAACCTGATCCGCCATACGCTCGACGGCCAGCCGCCGCACGACCCGCTGCGCGACGGAGGCTTCCGCGCCTTCACCGGAACGGAACCGGCTGGTAAGTACGATTTCGTTGGCATTAGCCAAGCGCCGTGGGGCAACCCCGACGGCACGCCCTACATTCCACCGGGCTCGACCTTCGCCGCAGGACTCGCCCTCTGCGAACTCAGGCGCACCGACCAGAAGGGTCTTCAGCTTTCGCCTATTTCCGACCGCGCCATGATCGTGAGCGTGACCGGTGGCCTCGGCGGCTGGGCCTGGGGTTCTGGTCCCGGCGACCGCTACTGGATACCCACGCTGCACAACGCCGTCTGGGTCGCGATCAACGTCTACCTGCGCGCCGTGGGCCTGCGCGTCGACCCGAGCAACCAGGATGCGGTGACGCCCGAAGAAATGGAGGCGTACTTCGACGTGAACCAAGCGATCGCCATGGCGGCGATCTGCGACACCCAGGTCCCGAAGCTGATCGGGGCGGGCAGCGAACTCCAGTTTCCGTTCCGCGGCGTGCTCAAAGAGCAGAAGCCGGTGCGCGACTGGCTGCGGGAGATCATGAATTGCTGCGGCGGGAACCTGGTGTTTTCGAATGGCAAGCTCTGGCCGATCGTGCGCGTGAATTCGAGCGTGCTCGCGGGCAACGGTTTCACCGAAGCCACCATCCTCTTCCGCTCCCTGGCGGTCGCGCCGCTCGCGCCGCAATTCAATTGGCTGGTGGGCCAATTCGGCGACGAGGAATTCGGCTGGCAACTGAACAACATCACGGTTTACGATATCGATCACGCGGGCTATCTCGGCACGCCCGAATCGCCGCAATACCTGGTGAGCAACATCAACTACGCGGGCGTATCGAACAAGAGCCAGTGCGCGCGGCTGGTCACCACGCGGCTGCGCGAAGAGATCGGCGGGTTAAAGAACGGCTCGGGGCCGCACGGCAACGACACCGGCATCGACGAGCAGATGAATGCCCGCAACTTCCAGTTCAAGACCACCGTGTTGGCTCTGGGCACGCAGGTGGGCGATATCGTTTCGCTCCAGCACCCGGCGTTGCCTTATGGCGGCTATGCCGAAGGCCGGGTGAGCCGGTGGGCGCTCAATCCCGACTTCTCGATCGATATCCAGGCAAGCTGCACGACCGACGATATGTACGACCTGGTGGTGGGTCCCAAGCCCGCCGACGTCCCGGCACCAGCGCCGCCGCCGGAAATCCTGCAATCCGCCACCGGCCTTACGTGGATGCCGAACGAGCTCGCGCCGTTTGCCGGCGATCCGGTCTATCCGCCTTGGGAGCGGACCTTCGATCTCTGGCAGGAATACGAGATCACGAGCGATGGCACATGGCAGCCGACCATATGGGTGAAAGGGGAGATGACCATCAACCGCTTCGCCTCGAACACCCAGCCGCGCATCCTGGAGATCGAACTCGCCGACGGCGGCACGCTCAACGGCCCGATGACGGTCTACGCCGCGGTGACGCAGCGCGACGACAACGGCGAGCCCGCGATCCCCTCGAACCTCACCGCGATCTGGATCGCCAAGGGTCTCACCAACCAGCAGGTGAACCTGACGGTGGTCGCGTCGACCGACAGCATCCTCACGGGCTACGACGTCTGGGCAGGCAACGACCGGCGGCAGATGGCGCTGCAATTCGGCGGCAGCGGTGCGCCTCCGGGCACCATTTCAATCCCCGGTCCCATCCACAACATGACCGTCGGCCTGCCGGAAGGCGCGGCGTACGGCGTGAAGATCCAGGCCAAGCACGTCTGGCACGCCGGGATCGCGGGCTTGCTGGTCAATGGCGTGACCGCGCCCAACCAGATCCTGTGTTACGACTTTCTGAATTCGACCGACAATTGGGTCGGCCAGATCGCGTTTGTGTGCAGCAACGTCGATGGCCGGGTGCCGCTATGGAATTTCGAGATCACGGGGTTCGATCCGGCCACCGGGACGCTTACCGTGACGCCCGATATCGTTGATCCCACGGATGCCACGAAATCCGTGCAGGTCGGCGACGTCTTGATCGTCTACGCGCGCCCGACCTCGGCGGATGCCACGTCGATCAGCAACACGATGTGGGATAACAGCGTCAACCGGCAGCAGTTTCCGGGGACCGCCGGCATGAACCCCGGCGAGGAAAAGGGACGCATCGTGCGCATCCTGCGCAATACCGGCGCGGGCCAGTGGCGCTTCGTCACCGACAATACCGCTCTAACCCACACGGTCTCGCCGCCCTGGGACGTGATCCCCGACGCGACCTCGCTCTACATCGTGGAAGCCGCCGACTGGGCGGACGCCAGCGCCAGTTCGCAGATCATCGCGCCCACCGAAGGCATCACCGCGGAGTTGCACATGGAGGTTCCCAACCTGCCCGATGAGGTCGTGCTGGTCGGCGGATTCCTGGTGGATACCGCCGGTCACCAGACCGACGATGGTTTTGCGGCCTACCGCATGATCTATATCTTCGGCCAGCCGCCGACGGTACGGGTGGTCGGCCCGGACCCCGGCCCGATCGCGATCGAGGTGACCGATCAAACGATCCGTTCCGACACCTCGCAGGTCGATGTCACCATCACCCTGCCGCCGCTCAATGTCTACCAGGGGCGCGGGCTATTGGTATTCAACGAAGGCCCGCACGCCACGATCATACAAACCACCGCTCCCGATACGTTCCCGGACGGTTCCACGCAGCTCACCATTTCGGCTGCTGGCGGGACTGTTCGCATCACCGCTGGAGGGATCTACACCGTATGAGCCAAAACGTCATCCTGCCCCGAGGCAAGGCGAGAAGCGCCAAACCGCACCTGCCGAAGTCGACGCCCACGCAGGGTTCCTGGATTCTCGAAACCGGTGGAGCAGGCGGTGGCGGCGGCGGCGGTGTCGGTGGGGCCGCACCTCCGGTCTCGATCGATCCACCCGCGGAAGTGATCTTCCGCAACGACCACAAGGTAGAAGTCGACGTGATCTGGAAAGCGGATGCGACGGCTAATGCCCAGAACTTTTCCGGGGTCGCGATCTATCTGGAAGACCCCGATATCAGCACGGGCAAACAAGCGCCACTGGACGGAGCTTCGACAACGCTCGACGGCACTTCGCAAACCAGCGGGAAGTGGCAACCGGTCTTCCAAAACAATTCGCTGAAATCGCCCGCCGTGGTGTTTCCCGATCCCTCCACCACCTATCAGAAACAACGCAACGTTCGTATCTATCTAGCGGCCTTCGGCCCGAACGCCACGGCGCAGCCAGTCCGCGCGACCGATCCCAATCCGACCCCCAATATTCTGGTGGAAATCCCGCAAGGTCCAGCCCAAGGTGAAAGCGGCCAGGAGTGGGCTTTCTTAGTCACCGCTGTTTCCGTCGATGTGACTACGGATTATAATCGGCCCGATCCGCAATACTACTTGACCTTCAAGTACACGCCGCCCGATCCGTCGGCCCCGGTCCCGCCCGGCGTGAATAACTTCGGCGGGGTGCGAATCATCTTCGTCTACGAGGACGCGAGCGGCAGCCCACAGTTTCCCGGCACGGATTCCGCGATCGATGTTCCAGCCGCGCAAGGACCCGACGGATATAAGTCTCCCGCTTATACGCCGGTTCCGTGGGGCGGCAAGTTTCGCTGCTATTTCTGTAGCGAGGACGACTCCCAGCCGCTCGGCTCGCACATCAATTCGCTGGTGGATGGAGTCACGCCTTATGCGGAGGCGGTCGTGCCTCCGGTGGCCTCCGCGCCGGATGTGACCAATTTTTCGATCACTGGCCAGAAGCTGGTCTGGCAACTGGATGGCTCCTTCGTCGCGCAGGCTACGTTTTCCTGGGACCTTCCGACGACCGCCGATAAGGTCCGATACGCGGGAGTTTATCTGTATCTGGTCAATGTGACCGGCAATACGCCGCCGCTCACGGCATTTCCCAAAGCCTTAACCGGCCAGCAATCGAACGTCGATATCGGCTTCGTTCTCGATATCAGCAACGTCCCGGCAAACCCCGAGGTCTGGACTATCGCCGCGATCAGCGTCGACAACAACGGTGTGCTCGCGGATAATCCCGCGAATCTGAGTCATTCGCCCACGGTGACCTGGAACATTGGACCTCCGGGGGCCGGTGGACCCGGCCTGGAATTCGCGCCAGCGGTTACCATCGACGCCGGAGCCAGCGTCACACCTACCGATTCACTGTCGGCCGATGGCGTTGGGATGGTGAGCTTCGACGTCGGCACCTGGACCAATCCCACCGACAACCAGTTTGGCGGCGCGCAGGTGGCCATGGTGGTCAATCTCGATCCGACCAAGCCTACTCTGTGGCACGTTCCCAATGGCGCGACCTCGTTCACGACCCCATCTATACCTTCGTTCGGGAATCTCGGCGCATCGGTGCCGGTCGATTTCTACATTGTTTCCGACGATCCGCAAGGCCACAAGAACTCGGTGGTTCCTGGCACCACTCCGGTGATCCATTACATCTACACACCGACCGAAGGTGCGGTGATCCCGGCGCGCAGCGGCTGGTTCGATCCGACGCAATTTGCCTGGGATGAATCGAGCGGCGGGTTCCAAGCGCAATCCTTTTCGGCGAAAGTCGTCCAGGTCGGAAAAACTCTGGTGGTCGGCGGTGCTCCGACCTCTTTTGGCGGCAGCGACAACGGACAAATCGCGGTGCTGGACGCCAATGGGAAACTGCTCGACTGGCTTGGAGAGCAGCAGCCCAACCAAGGCAGCGGCGCACCGCTCTGGGGTGCGTGGCTCGGCCAGGTCTGGATCGGCGGCACGAATCCGCTGGACGCGCCGATCTTCGTGGACAATCAGGGGATCATCGAAGTGGGCGGCATCGCGGCGGCGCAAGGCGCTAAGTATCCCTACGTTTCGATCCGCGACGATCACGGTTACGAAAAGGGACGCATCGGTGCGAAGATCAGTCAGCCGAGCGGATCGCCGGGAGACGGGACGGGTCCGAATCCGCCGCTATCGCTTACTTCGGGTGCATGGTTCACGCAGCTTGCGATCGGCGGATCGAACCTTTCCAACTGGAACATCCTGGTCGTTCCCGATTCCAGCAACCCGCTAGGCAGTCAATTGCAGATCCGCAATGTCAATCTGTTTCTGATCGACTACGCGGCACAGTTCGGTGCGCCGGCCAACAACGAATACCAGCTCAAGATGGGCAACTCCGTCTGGAGCGGCGGCAGCACGCAAGGCTCGTGGCAGTTCCCCGGCATGCAGATCTACGAGGTGGATAAC